TTAGACTATGTTTGGTTTCCAGAAATTGGTAAAATTGTTGGAAAATCTTAATATGATATAATATTAGTGTACCTGCCAAAAGGGGGTACATTAACTTATTCGCTTGAAAGGGGAATAACATGATGAACGATCCATGGGCCATTTTTAATGACCCTTTTTTTATTGGGTTTAATAGAAACCTAACACAGTTAAACAATGTATATAAAACAAATAACCAATCTTACCCTCCGTATGATCTTTTTAAACTAGATGAGGATACATACAGGCTTTCGCTTGCTGTTGCAGGGTTTACAAAAGAAGATATTAATGTATCTGTAGATAATGGAACTCTAATTATTAAGGGTGAAATTATTGAGGTTACAGATGCTGAAATTGTTCACAAGGGAATTGCAAGTCGTAAGTTTACACGATCATTTGCTCTTGGTGAATACATGGAGGTAACTGGGGCTGACCTAAAGGACGGTATGCTACATATTAATATTGATCGTATTGTTCCAGAAGAGAAAAAACCAAAGTCTATTGATATTAAAGTTGCTAAAAAATAGTAATTAGTATATAATAGAATAAAAGACCTGGACATGTCTTTAAATAAACTGTCCATTTATTAGGAGGAAAACTTGGAATCAACTAAAAGAACTTTACTTAAAACATTAAGTTGGGAAACATTTCATCTTGTTGGCGTTGCTGGAGTTATATATATTTTTACTGGAGAGTGGGAGTATGCAAGTCTTGGTGCTTTAATTTATATTGGTTGGGAAGCATTGGGATACTTTCTTCATGAAAGAGTTTGGGCTAAGTTTGGAAAGAAAATAAAATAAATGCCATTATATGAATATGACTGTATGTCTTGTGCAAAAAGATTTATTAAAGAAAGATCTGTAAAAGATATAGACCCAGGATATGATTGTGAAATTTGTAATAAAAAAATGGTTCGTGTATATTCCAGTTTAGGTACAATTTTTACTGGCTCTGGTTTTTATTCTACAGATAATAGAAAGTAGCGGTATACTATGAGTACTATGATTGATGAACATGTTTTGCCCCAAAAATGGAAATTAACAGCATTAGACAGATGTGATAAATGTGGAACACAAGCACTTGTAAAAGTTGTTGGAGTAAAAAATGAACTTCTTTTTTGTGGCCACGATTATAATAAAATTATTAGCACTTCAAGCGGATATGCAAACTTGATGACATTTGCATTTAATGTTATTGATGAACGTGAAAAACTAAACGAAAGGTAAGTGATTTTATATGTATGAATATTTTGTAAAAGAAGTAAAAAATGTTGTTGATGGAGACACAATTGATGTAATTATTGATCTAGGTTTTGATATTTTATTTGCCTCTCGTGTTCGTCTTGCTGGTATTGACACTCCAGAATCACGCACAACAGACAAGGCTGAAAAGGCTCTTGGTCTTGAATCAAAAGATTATTTAAAAAAGCACCTTAAAGATGCTAAGTCAGTAGTTATTAAAACAGAAAAAATGAACTCTTCAGAAAAGTTTGGTCGCATTTTAGGTTGGCTATATGTAAATGGTGACACAGAATCTGTTAATGATAAGATGATCAATGATGGATATGCTTGGGGATATATGGGTGATACAAAGGTTAAAGATTTTGAAGCACTTAAAAAGGCTAGATTAAAGTCTGGAAAATGAAACACATATTTTATTTTACAGCAGACTGGTGTGGTCCTTGTAAAAAAGTTCGTCCTATTGTTGAAGAACTAATTAAAGATGGATATTCATTTCAAATTATAGATGTTGATATTGAAAAAGAACTTGTTCAAAAGTTTGAAATTTCTTCAGTACCAACATTCATATTGTTTAAAAATGAAAAATCTATTAAAAGAATTTCTGGAGCACAAACAAAAACTCAACTAGAGGATTTTATAAATAATGAGTGATGAAGAACTAATAGAAGATCTTATATTAAAGGGTGGCATTCAGCCTGCTGGAATTGATTCTCAAACTGGAGAGTTACTTTATGCCTTTACCCCTAAGATTAAAGAACTTATGCCAGAACTATACGAAGATCACATTTCTAGTGTAAATACTGAAGTAATGGGCCTTTGGGAAAAAGGGTATATAAATATTGATTTATTTGAAAAAGACCCAACAATAACACTATCAGAAAAAGCATTAAACAAGGAAGAAGTCAATAAACTTTCAGCAAAAGACCAATGGTCTTTGCATGAGATTAAGCGTCTATTGATATCTCCCAAAGAAGAACTCTGATATAATCAGTATATAACCTAGGAGGTTTGCTATGCCATATAGAGTTGGAGCCAAAGGCTCATTTGGATGTTCTGGATACCCAGCATTAAAAGAGGGTACCAATGAAGTTATGGGTTGCCACCAAACAAGGGCAGAAGCAGCAGCACAGATTTATGCAATTAATCGCTCTGAAGGTAACATAGGAAAAAGTATGCATGAAATTAAAGAAGGCGACTTTGTAATGTATATGGGCGAAGACGATAAAAATATGGTTGGTCGTGTTGAATACGTAATGACTAATCCAGGATTGCTTGGATTGCCAGGATCAGAATATTCTATGGAATATGTAGAAAATGATAAGCCAGTTATTGTTCGTGAATATGAAGAAGAAGATGGCGCATGGGAAGAAAAAGCATATGTTACTTATCATCGCATGTCCGAAGTTGTTAAGATTGAATCACTATCTGTATCAGTTGATTTAATTGTTGAAATGGGTTCAACTGATTCAGGAATTCCAGAAACAGATTCAGAAACATTAATGGCAATGTATGATGCTCAAATTGGTAAAGCAGAAAAACCTAATTACGAAGATGTAATTAAGCCAAGACGTGGTGGAAGCGATCCATCAAATCCTAAACTTTATGCAAGAGTTGTTCAAGCAGCAAAAGATAAATTTGATGTTTATCCATCTGCATACGCTAATGCTTGGGTAGTTGCTGAATATAAGCGACGTGGTGGTACATACAAGTCAGAGACTAAAACAACTAAAACAATTTGGGACGGAAGCGTATTTGATCCAAAAGGATTTACAAAATAATGCCAAAGAAAAAATCAGGATCTTTTAATCCAACACAAATTAAAAATAAAATGATTGTTCGTATGAATAAAAATGGTACAGTTAAATCTATTCTTGGACCATATGATGTAAAACATGCAAAGAAGGATAAATAATGGCCGATACATACTCGCCTAATGATGGCATGAAGTCTGCTGCACGTCGTGCACTTAAATGGAAGGCTGATGGTAAAGCAACAGGTGCTGGTACTCCAGTTGGTTGGGGTAGAGCAACAGATATAGTTGCTGGAAGATCTATGTCTCTTGATACTGTTAAAAGAATGTTCTCTTTTTTTTCACGTCATGAAGTAGATAAAAAAGGTAAAGGATTTTACTCTGGTCCAGAGTTTCCATCTAATGGAAGAATCATGTGGGATGCTTGGGGTGGAGATGCAGGGTTTACTTGGAGTCGTGCAATTGTAGAACGAGAAAAGAAAAAGGTAGAAAAAATTTGGCAGGGAACTGCCTTTGATCTAAAAAAATAGGGGGATAAGTGGAAAATTTAGATAAAAATGAATTAGTTCAACTAATAACATTTTATAAACAAAAACTATCAGATACAGAATTAGAGTTGTTAAAATTACAACTTGAGACAAATAAACTTAATTCTATGATTTTAAGTTTAACTAAGCAACCTGAAAAAAAATCTAAGTAAAAATGGAATATCTGTTAATTGTGGGCTTGACATTCATTGTCTCATGGTCTATAATTAAAATATCAAACAGAAAAAGAGGAAGATTTTTATCAAAGATTAGATATAGACAAAGTAATATCTATGAAATGGTTAAGGATGTTATTCCAAAAGAGATGTTTGAGAAGCCAAAAGTTATAACGCAGTCTCAAAAACATGTTCAAAAAAATATGTTAAAGGTTGTAATAACTGAAGGTAAGGCATATTGGATATTAGACAATGTGTTTTATACTGCTAACGCTATCAATGGAAGGGTAGATGAAAGCACTGTAGAGCCATTAGATATTCAAAATTTGCCAAAAAAAGATTTAAGTAAAATGTTATCAATATTAGATGATTTAAGAAAAGGGATGGAATCAAATGATAGTGGCAGTGCAGGGAACAACGGAGTTTAACGACTATAACGTTTTTCTACGTGCCATGAGTGTTGCAATGTCTGGAATGAAACAAGACGATAAAGAGTTTATTATTTATTCTGTTGGTCCAGCAAGAGTCAATAATTTTGTTTCAGAGTTTTCTAATTTATCTGAACGTGGGATGAAAGCAAGAGGCAGAAAAATTAAATTTTATAATACAGCACCCTCATGGCTTGATACAAATATGGATCAAATAAATTATTTTGCTTTTTTAAGCAAACCAAATGAGTCAAAGTCTAGATTAGTTTCTAGTGCTGAATCAAAAAATATTGAAGTTGGAATTTTTAGGTATTAGGAGAGCATATGATTATTAGAAGTTTAAATACAATGGATAAAATTATAAATAAAAACAACAATCTTATTTGGGATGGCTGGGATGTTGTTGATTTAAAAGAATCAGATATGGCAAAAACATCTGTTAATGGAATTAGAATAAAAGATAAGTGGTACTTACATAAAATATACAAGCCAGGTCGCAATGGTTGGGATATTCCAAATAAGTATAGGGAGTAACCTTGAAGCAGCATTTATGGAAAGATGAGGCTGCTTGTCTAAATCTTGAAACAAATTTATACTTTGATAGGTATGAAGATGAAGAAGGAATTAGACATAATGTTGACGCACTTTGTAGACAGTGCCCTGTTAAAAAAACATGTTTTGCCAATGGAGTATCTGGAAAAGAGTGGGGAGTTTGGGGAGGTGTTTATCTTGAAACTGGAGAAATTTCAAGAGAGTTTAATAAACATAAATCTAAACAAGACTGGTCAAATACTTGGCAAGCATTAACAATGGAGCAAAAAAATGAACAAAATTAAAGTTATTCCAAATGATAAGATAGAGCAAGAATTTAAAAATATTGCTCCAGGAACTAATTTTGTTCCAGAGTGGTATAAAAAATCTTTACAAAATATACATGGAACAAACACAGAGTTATCGCTTTCAGATCCTTTGTCTACAACTTCAACATATAAGAAATGTTCTCCGTTTTTAGATGCTTTGACAAGTGGATATATTGTATATTTAACTTCAGACGTTGAGGTAACTTTATTAGAAAATAACCAACCATATATAATGTGGAGATCATCAAATCGTACAATAGTTACAAATCATGACAAACCTCAGTGGGATGGATTAATAAAACCAGAAAATTGCCATGATTTTGTTTACAAATGGCACAACACTTTTACTTTTAAAACACCAAAAAACTATTCTATATTATTTAGTCATCCAGCAAATAGATTTGATTTACCATTTTATACTCTTAGTGGAGTAGTTGATTCAGACAAATACAACCTTCCTGTACATTTTCCATTTTTTTTAAAAAGTGGGTTTACTGGTATTATTGAAAAAGGAACTCCAATAGCACAAATTAATTTTATTAAAAGAGATGAATGGGATAGAGATTTTATAATGTATGATGAAAACAACTCCATTATAAATCTTGAAAAATATTTTTCAAAAATAAAAAGATCTTATAAAAATACTTTTTGGAATAAAAAGGTATATAAATAATGATTATACAAATTATAGGGCTACCAGCATAATGTATACAGAAAATATGCGTAGAGTTGTTCACAACATTAAGCCACCAAAAGGATTTGGTATAAGTATTATTGATAATGAACATTTTTTAACTATAAAATTAAATGAAAAAGATTTTTATTATTTAACACACCAAGAAAAACTTGAAGTGGTACAATATATAGTGACAGTAAAAAATGCTTTAGAGCAAAATGGTGCGGTTGTGTTAGTAACAAGAGAGGTATTAAAATGAAACCAAAGAATATTGTTGTTGTCGGTGGAGGAACTGCAGGATGGCTTACTGCTTTATATGCAAGATCAATTTTTGATGATTTTAACATTACTCTTATTCAAAGTTCATCAATAGATATACTTGGTGCTGGAGAAGGCTCTCAACCAAAACTTTGTAGTTTTTTAGAATATCTTAATATTGATGTACAGGATGTAATTAAAAAAACTAATGCAACATTTAAGCATAGTGTTAAATTTACAAATTGGGATGGACAACAAGGATCGTATCATCATTATTTTGAAAGATTTAATTCTACATTTGATAGACACCTATTTGATAGACATCAATCTAGTTATTATATGCCACCACTACCATCATCAGCATTGTTTAATATAGTAGACAAAAATCAACATTTTGATTACATAACAAAGGAAGTTTTAGATACTTATAAAGTTCCATTTTTGCCACAAGATCAATATACATATGGTGAAAATAGTACTAATGATTTTAACTATTATATGAATTATTCTATTCATTTTGATGCTAGACTTTTTGCAGAATATCTAGAAAATATTGGTAAAAATAGACATATTAATGTAATTGATTCTATTGTAAAAGATGTTGAATTAAATGAAAAAGGATTTGTATCAAACATTATTTTAGAAGATGGAAGTAAAGTAGCAACTGACTTTGTTTTTGATTGTACTGGATTTTCTAAACTAATTATTGGAAAATATTTAAAGTCAAAATGGAAAAGTTTTAGTGAGTTTTTACCAATGAAAAAAGCAATTCCATTTTTTATTGATATTGATAAAAACTTTATTCCAGCATATACAGAGGCTATAGCAATGAAATATGGCTGGATGTGGAAAATACCATTACAGAATAGATATGGATGTGGATATGTTTTTGATTCTGACTATATAAATGAAGAAGAGGCAAAAAAAGAGATTGAAGATTATTTAGGGTATAAGCCAGTATATCCTAGAGATAGCAAAGGTGCATTTAGTTTTGATCCAGGGTGTTTTGAAGAAATTTGGATAAAAAATTGTTTTGCCTCTGGTCTTTCTGCACAATTTGTAGAGCCAATAGAGGCTACATCAATTGCACAGACAATTGAAATGCTTCGTTTATTAATGATTAATAAATATGATATTTTTAATGATAATCAAGATCAAAGAGACTGGATAAATAAACAAAATATGAAAGAAGCAGTAGAAATTATGACGTTTCTTCATTTACATTATCATACAATTAGAAATGATTCAAGTTTTTGGAAAGAGTTTAAAGATAAAAATAAAGTTCCAGATGAATTAAAATTACCTCTAAGTGCTTTAAAAAATGGAATTTTATCAAGAAAGCATACTGGAGAAATGTTTGGTCCAGAGGGGTATTACTCAATAGCAATTGGGAATAAAGTACTTGGTGAAGAAAAAATTAGAGAACTATATAAAAATTATAATTTTGGTTTTCATTTACTACAATATTATACTCAAATAAGAACACAAGAGAATATGTTAAATAGTTTTATATATCATTCTGACCTATTAAGATATATAGGTGCACTAGAAGAAAAAGAAAAATAAAATGATTAATAATAAAATATTTATTTATTTTTTATTAATAACAATATTTTCTTTGTCTATTTCATATATTGCTGTTTTTATTCAATTAAAAAAAGCAAATATAAAAATATTAGATCTTTTGTTACAAAAAAATATTATACTAGATCAAATTAATTTTAATCAAAATAATTTTCAAGATATACATCACGAAAATTTTTTAAAGTTTTTATCAGATTCTCGTGATTGGGCGTTTAACTATATAGAAACATCACAATCTGAAATTGCATTAATTGCTGAAGATTTAAAAAAAGATGGAATGACAAAGTATTATGAAAGATTATCCAATCTTTTGCCTAAAGATGAGAATATAAATAACTAAATGAAAAAAATTTTATTTAGACCATCTAGTCAATTAACAGAAACATTGTTAGATCCACCAACTACATCAATATCAAAGATACCAGACTGGTTTAAAAAATTACCTAAAACTGTTAGTGGAGAAAGTTTTCCAAATATAAAAGGACGTTCTTCAGATTTAACTGTTAAGCCATGTATTCCATTTTTTGATTCTATAACAAGCGGATACATGTTAACAACTCCAGCAGATATGGTTTTTACACTTAAAGATGGAATAAGAGAGGTTAACTGGCCAACACCAGATTTTCAACTTATTGGAGAACACACTTTAAATCAATTAGGATCTTATGAAATTCCAGAAGAATATGAGAAACATATATTAAAATGGAATGGGTTTTGGGGAATTCAAACACCACCTGGCTATAGTTTGCTTTTTATGCATCCATTAGGAAGGCCTGAACTTCCATTTTATTCTTTTCATGGCATTGTAGATTCAGATAAACATTATGTTCCAATGAACATTCCATTTGTATTAAGAAAAGGTTTTGTTGGAGTTATACCAAAAGGAACACCATACGCTCAGGTAATACCAATTAAAAGAGAAAGTTGGCATTCTAAAAAGAAAAACTTTTTAGATGATGGTTTTGATTCAAACAATGTATGGGGAAAAATTCATCTTTATGCAGAAAAATGGTATAAAAAAAATATATGGGAAAGAAAAAAATATTCTTAAGGGGATGATATGAAAGAAATACTATTTTCTATATTAACAGGTTTTGGGTGCGGTGTCGTGTTCGCAGCATTCAAATTGCCAGTTCCAGCACCACCAGTTTTTGCGGGAGTCGCAGGAATTATTGGTCTATGGATTGGCTTCACAACGATAACACGAGTTATATCCTAGGAGGAATAATGAATAACATACTAAACGATAAAAACAAAGCAATGCTAGCATCATACGGTAGATCTGTTCTTGGCGCAGTAATTGCACTTTACAT